AGTCCATCCTTCAGGCTTAAGGACTTTGCCGTCATCTCGTTTGATAACTTTTCCAGTTTCAGGAATGATCTTAGCTAGATTACTCCGTGCAACTTCATTCCATGCGCCCTCTACATCATACCCTTTCATGTAGCAGTATCCTAGGATAACCCAGATCAGGTCCATACACGCATCTAATTGTTCTACTTCATCATCTGCCGTTTTCGCATCAAGAAATTCTAAAAATTCTTCTTTGATTAAATTTGTGTAGAGGTATTGATTCTGAAAACTCTTCTCTTGGTCACACGCTTCAATAAATTTTACTACATCATTATACATTTTATACCCTTATACCATTTTGTTGATCATATAAATTTCTATACGAAATGAATTCTTTTATATAGTCGTTTCGTTTTTTGATGAAAACTTGAGGTCTGTCTTCTGCAACTGCAATTATCACAACCAATTGCGGCACAGGAATCTTTGTACGCTCTTCAAACATTACAGCATAAGCGGAACACTGCATAAAATAGTTTTGAATCCATTCTTCATTCTTTTGCTTAGAGGAAGTCTTCCAATCAATGATTGAAAGTTTGCCATTATACTTTGCAACACAGTCAACTCTACCCGCAACTTTGAGGTGATGTGAATACAGCGGCGCTTCAATAGCATGAACGTCATCAATACATTCATCCAGAATTGGTTGAATAGACTTGAACATAGCTAACGCATCTGGCATGACACTCAAGGAAATCAATTGTTTATTCGATAGATAATCTTCACAAATGGAATGCATTCGTGTTCCTCTGCTAGATGCTTGAGTAGAGATTTTGTTAGCTTCAGCATCACCTACGCGCTTGCGCCACGCGAGGATAGCGTCTTTACCGATTAGGGAAGTAATAGTAGTCACAGACGGATACAGGAGTCCGTCTGGAGTTTTGTAGAATCGTTTACCATCTTCTGTTACAGTAGGTAGCTCTTCAAATTCTATTTTTGTGTGTTCAAATATTTTCATGATATTGTGTACTCAATTTCTTTGACTGCTCTCCACTTTGTCCTCATACTGTAGTTTTGCAATTATATAGTCTTTCACTAATGAGCTTCTCACGATATCGTCTGCATCAAATTCTACTTTAGTGAACGACCTCATATGCATAGCAACATCAAAGAATTTCAGAATACCAGACTTATCGTTACTCTTGCGTAAGTCTGTCTGGCGATAGTCACCGCACCAAATAATTTTAGAGCGATATCCTACTCGCGTCATTACGGTATCAATCTCTTCAAAGTTCATATTCTGCATTTCATCAACGATAATGATAGCATCATCAAATGACATACCACGAATAAAACTTGTCGAAATGAATTCGATGTGTCCCTGTTCTTCTAATCTATCCCATGCATCTTTGCGTCCAAACAACGTTTCACAAATTTGGCGATACGGTTGCTGATAGATTTCCATCTTCTCTGTAACGTCACCTGGTAAGTGTCCAATCTCTCTAGACTGTACAGCAGACCGAACGATAATGATCTTATCAAATGGATTGGATTTATCTAGCACCTCTTCAATAGCTTTATATAGTGCAATAAAAGTTTTACCTGTACCAGCAACTCCATGAAGTGCTACAAAATAGTCACCTCGTTTATATGCGTCAAAGAATGTTTTTTGATTGTCTGTGAGTGGCTGAAAAGTTTTTAGATCGTCAAGGCGTATTTTAAGCGTGTTGTTGATAGTTCTAACTTTTGGTTGTTGTGAAGTGCCAGAAGATGAATTGTTTTCAAATTCACCATTTACTGTTTTTGCCGCTGCTGCTTTTCTTGCCATAATATTCCTTTGTTGTTATTGTAATTTACACTTAGAATGTATTGACATTACCCAAAGGATGTGCAGCTTTTGCTTTCTGCAAGACTTCACGAAAGCCCTGATCGGGCTTTCTAAGTCCTAATCGAATGGGATCGCCCATTGAAGGTGCGCCTAACAAGACGGATTCATATTGAGGATTGGCAGCAAGAAATTCTTCCCTATCAATGATCTTAAATAATCTTTCTATGATTTCACCAGTTTCACGGTGACGAAAGTTGTATGTTGGCATTATTAATAACTCCTGTTGAGAACCACTGAGGGACACTTCTTTTCTTCCAATTCGCAAATCGCGCCTTGTCTTGTATATAGTACATCCGATAAGAAGAAATTGAATCGCCAGGCACTTTATATGCATCAGGCATTGCAGGAGTAGGCTCAGTGAATCTGCCTAACGGAATATTCTTTTGAGGAATTGCCAATTCAGAATCTAGTCGTTCAGTCGCATGGTGTTTACCATAGCGATGAGTGTATTCGGTGCATAGCCATCCAAACAATTCATAGAGCCAGAAATAATTTAATTGCGACTGTCTTACCCACACTGCCGAAGGATGGTTGATATGAGTAGAAGCATAAAGCAAAGTGTCGCGGTCATCAGGAAGAACGTATCTTTTTTGTTTTCGACCAGTTTTACTGTAGCCATCAATGAGATTACCATCAAGAACACGATGAGCAGTAGAAAGAAGTTGAGCATATTCGAGGATCATTTTTACAACATGTTTGTCTACGTGATCTTGCGCACATAGTTTAGGGTCGTGGTTTAAATAAAAGATGTTCATGGTTTTAGTCAATAAGTCGTTCAACAACTACACGTTCTCCACTGTCTTCACCAAAGGACATGTTATCATAGTACACACGGACATATCCTTTACGTTCAAGCGAAACACAATGCAGCATAGTGCAGAAGTATCTTAGATTTTCAGTGCTTTCTTTAGCAGATTTGGCAGGCACACCTTCCGATACTGCAAGCATGATTGTTAGGAGCAAAATGTCCTGATAGATGCGAGGATTCTCTTCATCGTCTATAATATCGCATAGAGTGTAGAGGTCCTCGTCATTAAGTTCTTTTAAGAATTGACCAATAGTAGTGTATGGACGTTTAAGAATACCACGCGCAGTGTTTCTAGTAATGTCAAGTAAAGATTCCGTTTTAGAAATCTTTACGAAATCAATAAAATAATCTGGCAATTCGTAGTCATATTCCATTTCCTCAAACTTCCAAAACGAGGTCTTGGTCGTATCCAGTTTCGTCAGCACTTTCATATCCAACGTAGCCACGAGGATTACATACGATCCGTGTGCTTCCTACCATGTAGTCGAATGCGTGGTGCGTATGTCCGTGTGTCCATAGTTTGATCTGAGGACGATTAGTAATAAACTCTGTCAGATCGGAACTGTATGCACCATTCATCAAAACTTCTTTCTCATAGCGAGGCTTTGTAGAAGTCTTTGACGGAGAGTGGTGACCCACTACAACAAACTTTTGAGTAGGGTTAGCATCAACCGTAGCTTTGATAAACTCTAGCATTAGCTTGTGGTCTACAACAGCATCTTCAGGATTGAATCGCGCAGGGCGAGTATGAAACTCTTTACCCACTACTTTTTCGTAGTCTGTCGATCCATCTTCTTTAGTGCCGTATACAGGTGAAGAAAAGTTTACGACATTGTGGCTATTTTCAACAATGCGAAAATCATTCATCATTCCTTTAATAGAATAAAGAGTCGATTCGTCTTCTTTGTTCATGTCTGTCCAAAGAGTACCGCCGATAAATGTAACGTCATCAATAGTCACACATTCTTTGTCGAGGATGTGGAGGTTCTTGATATGGCTCAAGCCTTCACGAATACGGCTAATGCTAAACTTAAAGTCTCCGTGGTAATGCTCATGATTTCCCATGATGTATATCACGTTTGTATATGCATTAGCGCACCGTTCAAAGAACGCAACGAATCGCTCCGACTTAGCATTATCTACAATGCCAAAAGGATCACGTTTGTTCAAGTCTTTTGCAACGCAGATATCTCCGCTGAGAATCAGCGTATCACAACCTGTGTCATTAGTAATATTGTGGTCACCGAATTCTAGATGAACATCGGATGCAAGTGCAATTTTCATTTTATTTCCAATTCGTGTGTGTTCGAATAATTTTTACTTGTGCGTCTGGTGTAACAAAACACCTAGCTCTGTATGTATATGCGCCTGAAGCTGGGTCAATTGACCTAGTAAATTCTACACATTTAGCTTCTATTATAGCACGAAGGAGCTTTTCTGTCAACTCATATTTCACTCTATCTTCTTTGTCTGGATGAAAATGATCTTCAGGATCATATGCTACATGAAGAACTGAAAGAAACATCCTTCCACTGATAGCATGTTCCTGAATATTTACATACGGATTATCATCCCATGGATTATTACCCCAGGTGTCTGGAGGAAGTTTCGCCATGGCTTAAATAACTCTACCAAGCTTTTGATAGAGGTATGCATCAAGAACGGAATCATAATCTTTACCAAGTCTGCGCAAGTTAAAAATTTTATTTAGCAGTTCATCGGTATCTGCATTAAACCCTGGAAGTTCTCCACGGCTTTCTAATTCATCAATCAAATCTTGCGTATCAAAATCCGAAAGATCAACATCAATTTCAGTAGTGATATATGGCATTACATTAGTCCTTTAAGTGTTTCAATAGTCAAATCAGCATCAGTATGGTGAATAGCAATTCCACCAGCAGCACGGAAAGATGTAATCACATCCTCAGTGTCATCAATCATAACAGCGGTAGGAGTAGCGTATTCGGCTTTAAACCGTCTACCAGATACAACGTTAGCCTTGTATGGAATACCATGCTCACACAGCCATTGGATTTTTTGTTGAGCAACTTCTGAGTAGTAATCTTTACCACCACTAGAGGTTAGCATTTCAACGTGAACCTTGTCTGCAATAGATGCAATATATGCAAGGAGCTTTTCTGCACCAGGATGATAGCCAAGTGTTGCAAAGTTTGCTTTGGTGATAAACTCTACCCAATGTTGGCGAAATTCTTTTCTCGCTCTTGCGTCCGTGGGTGCCATGCCAAACAACTCACGATACCGTCCGTCGAATGAGCATAGAACACCGTCCATGTCTAAGTAAATTGTTTCAACTCTCATATTTTTTTAACTCTTCACGCATTATTTCTTGTCGTAAACTCACAATCTCTCTAGCAGCCTCTTCAAGGATATCTGCAATTCGATCAGGAGCGCCTTCTTCTACGCTTTTACGTCCAGGTATTTGTCTACGAATCTCTGCACGTTTTAGTAAGCGGTAAATTATATCTTGTTCGTCCGTCATATCATGTTGCAATATTTTTAATTATTTCTATAATTGATTGTACATCACTTGTATCTAGATTCATCCGTGCAGCAATCTCATAAACGTTCGAATGTCTTTCCATCATTTCACGCACTGCAAGAATTAAATCACGACTATATTTTATCACACAAAGCTTTCAATGTCAAATCGAACCATTGTCACTTCACCATTCCGCTTGCGCTTAGGGTAGTACTCTGGAGTAGTTGTAGTGCCGTCTGGATTTACAGTAAGGATTTTACCTAGAGCGATCCATTCGTCCATGTGAATAGTCACATCAGGTTGCGTATACTCAGTGAGGTACGCTACGCATTCCTCAAATGATTCAAATTGCTTTGAGTTTAGGTTGTTGCTGACATTGGGTTTAGCGAGTAACATAATTTATTCCTTATAAACAAGTGATGATGTACCATCGTATCGTGAAATGTCTTCGTTCCATGATGGTGGTTGTCCGCATTCAAAGTGCATCACATCACGCCCTTGAACGTCTTCTTCTATATTCAGAAATTCTACTTCATCAGTGTAGTGCCAATCTTGGCACCATTCACAATAGACTTTAAATCTGCTTTCTGCCATTTTTCGTTTACTTTGAAAACGTGTCATTCCACTTCAAGTCCAAATAGTTCTTTAATATTTAAAATACACTCATAAATATCATTACCGATAACTGAACACGCCCTATTGAACCCTCTATCATAATCATCATTAGGTTTAGCCCGTTGAGCCTCAACTTTATCTTCCAATTCGTATAAAAGTTCCAATGCTTTAGAATATTTCTTTTTCATTTATCGCTCCAAAATTACAAAATTGCCAAAGTACTTGTCAAAAACATTGACAAGATTTTCATAGTCACCAGAAGTCATTTCTTCTTGGATTGTTTTAGTGTCAAACTTAAGCTGCCGACCAAAGTCTTGTGCATAGCCTAACAGAACGTAAGCATTACCTTGTGGACCAGTTAAGTCGATAATGTAACGCCCGGTGATTAATTTTTTGCGAATCATAATTATATCATAAACAACATGTAATAGAACAGAGGACCGAACATCAAAGCGGCTATGATAGTCGCATGGAACAAGTCAAGGGCGAATTGAGCAATAACGTTAAACATTATAATGAGCTTTCAGTAAAGTTTGAAGTTTCAAAGCAGATAAGGCTATCTCAAAGGTATCTGCATTCAACGATAAATCGGCAAGATAGTCGATCAATATTTCTAAATCTTTTGGTGTCATAACTGTCTTTCTGTCTATAAACTAAGTTCAAATAAAATCGAATCGCTACTGGTAACGCGGATTTTTTTTCCATCAATCATGGTGTATCCATAGTGCTCATAGAGTCCGTGCGGGCAAGGTTCAATAGTTATCTTACGCACAATCTCGCAAAAACCCCAACGCTTGGTGGGAAATTTCCCTTGAAATAATCGCATATTTTCAATGGAAGTAATTAAAATTTTTGCTTTCATGATCTGTTTCTGTCTGTCTAAGTCTCTATTATACCACACCTGGCAGGAATGGCAAGAACTATTTTTGGTTTTGTAGCAAAAAAACAACAAAAAAGGTGTTGTTTTTACGCAACACCTTGAAGATTTATCGTGGACAAGCGGCTCGGATAGCTTGCTCTGTAGCCCTATTATTCAGTCTAACCAGTCCACAATGTGCGCAATATACGTATCCACAGACCAACTTTCGGGTAAAGGAATGCTGGAGGGCTGCCATATTATTTCCTTTATTTCATCATCAAAGCATTGAAGTTAGATGGCACAACGATAGTCTGGACTTTACCAGCCTTAATGCCTTCGGAGATATTCAGCATAGCCTGAGCCTGCATGAATGCAATAGAAGAACCGGAGTTATTAGCCAGTGCTGCCATACGACGGCTTTCAGCCTCAGCAGTCTTAACTTCAACTTCCTTTTGCTTCAATTCATTCTTAGCCTTTACCAATTCGTTAGCACTAGCAACAACAGAATCCGCTGGCACTACGTTACGAATCAAAACTTGGCTGATAGTGATAGAGCCGTCCAACTTTTCTTCTGCAAGATTACGAATGATTTCTTCCTTGATGAAGTTTTCCATATCACTTCGAGCATCTGCCATGTCCAAGGCTTCGTATTTACGTGCCGCTTTGTAGATAGAATTACGTGCGTTTTGCACAATGTAATTGTACATCACATAAGTGTCGCCCTTGAACTCAGCGTGGAAGCTTTTATTCTTAGTCGAATACAGTTCAGCCACTTGTGCGGGATTGATGTTATAGACAACAACTGCATCAAAGTCCTTCATTGTGGAGTTGTCTTTGGCAACAGGAGTCATATTTTCCAACACTACGTTAACATCCTTGATTGGGAATGTCAACACTTCACCAATCAGCGATTGATTGAATGAACCTGGCAACAGTTCACCAGATTTAACCTGCTTGTCAAATCCGACACGGACACCAACTTCACCAGTCTCAATTCGAGTACATGCGGCAGTCAAAGCAACAGCAGCAGCAATCAGAGACAATTTTACAAAACGATTCATTTTCAATTTCCTTTAGAATAAATTAACAATAACAAACAAAATTGTGATCGCAATCAATGCGAACACAGTACCCTTAAACAATGCTTTCAAAACAAAAGCACGTTCTTTCTTACCTGCATCCGTCCACGCACCGTATATGAGTGCGATGCAAACAGCTAGTACTGAAAAAATAACAGCCATACCAATCATTTTACTTTTCTCCTAGTAGATACTTATTTGAAATGGCCTTGAATGACATACCGCCATTCACTTCCTTGAATACGATACCTTCACGTTCTGGACCATTGATATCGCCCATCACAGACTTTGCTTCTGCCCATTGCAGAATTTCTTCTACAGAGCCAACACCAAGGTCTTTGTCAACGTACATAACAGGAACATGATGTAGACCAAGATTTCGAATTAGTTCTCTGCGCTTTTGAGGAAGCAGATAAGACCCCGTAGTAATGTCGTACACATCAAATACAAAAAACTCAGGTGCTGCCAGCTTGTAGATGTTACC